TTGTATAAAGCCTTTCCACCCAGCTTCAAGGGTTTGAGGTCTATACCTACGCAATGCTTCTACCCATTCCTTAATTTGCATCTTTTGAAGCGATATTCTGCCGTTATTTAGCTCGATTAAGTATTTATTGAAGTCTTTTATGTATTTTCCTTGAATGTGCCGAGAATAGGCTAATTTCTCATCATCTGACATTTTAATAAATGGTTTATCAAAATCAGAACTCATAATCAATATCCATATCCTCTATTGGTTCTACTGACATACCATATAACCGAACCCAGCGGTCAAAAACATTTTGAATTGATTTATCAAGTTCTCGTACTACCACCGCTAAACCCTCAATATATTCTTTTTTTAATTCACAATCTGGAATATTCTCTAAAAGAGAAAGCCAACTCTTCATTACATTTGGATTAGATGGTGGTCTGTTGTATTTCGCCCATTTAGGAAGAAAGATCACATTGTGCTGATCGTCAAATACAAGCATCTTGCGATCTTTTAGTTCTTTCATAGCATTTTGAAATTTATCAACAGACCACCGAAGGTGATCAAGACAGGCACCAGCACCAACACTATAGAAGCCGGGGAGGGGTGTTTTTACTGGTCCACAAAGAAAGAACAACCACAATAGTTGTCCGTCTTGCGTTAAAGACCTAAAGTCGGCAGACACCCACGTCCTGACTGATACCTCAAAATATCTCATTCCTGAATTTTAACCTTCAATTTCTTTATCGTTTCATCAGCAGCGGTAAACGTATGGTTCTCTACGCTAATATCAAGCCAACCTATTACTTTATCTTTTACTTCTTTACAGGCTGGATGTTCTGCTAACTTAACAATCTCCTTGCGTTGTTCATCTGTCATCAATCCGTTGCCGGGATCATCTGGAAAAGGATCAGTTTCTTTTGGCTCTTCAACGCTCTTCGCCTTTGCTTTTTTAACCTTTTCCTTTAGAGCTTTGGCTTTATCCTCTGTCTTTGATTTGAGCTTTTTGTCCTGTTTTTCTATGCCGCCGATAGTAGGAACAAGCACCGATTGATTGTCAGCCTGTTGCATTTCGTCAGTCGAATAGATACCGGATAAGTCGTTAGGAAATGCCTTACGTAAAGCCAGCGCCTCGGCACATTTACCCAACATCAGGTACGGCATTTTATTCCACATAAAGGATTCTTTACCCTGTGGGCAATAGGCATCCCATAATGCAGTTGCGGAAAACTCTACCCGGACACTATCTACGATCTTATATACTGTTGCAGTCGCAGTTTTAGGAAGTTCCCCTTTAGATGACATTTCGTACATAGTTTTTGTATCATTATATACATAATCATCATTACCAGCATACTTCCCTGTGCGTTCAGCAATGGCGCGAAGTCCATCTATACCAGCCTGTATTGTTGCTCTTCCACCGCGTTTAATAAAGTGAATCTGCTTACTTAATGGATCAAGACCAGTACGACTACATTGATGTAAAAACATTTTTAACTCATTATCAGTAGCGCCCTTTGCTACGTTCTCCTTTATGGTTTCGACCTCGCTCTGTGAAAACTCGAAATCTTGAACCACTACACTTGTGTTACTCATTTTAACTCCTATATTGATCTGATTCTAAAAGGTCTGCTTACGCTCTTATAAGCATACTTCTCATATAAATCAGGATTGTCTTTTTTAAAGGCGGTACTTTTAAACCGGGTTGATTCAACAGGTTTGAAATATAAACGAAACCCATTACACTCAACCAAGACACGATCACCCATAAGGTCAGTAATTTCCTTTTTCTTGGTAATCGCCAGTTCTTTAGCCTCATCTTCAAGTTCTTTCAAAGAATAATATTCATTCATTAATTCATCAAACCGATTATCGTGTTCTACTTCTTCACTATCATCTCCAGCTAACTCCATAAGTTTTGATCCTTGACAGGTATTGCGAAATTCACATAAGCTGCATCTTTTATCTTTTATGTCTAACCTGTCTGGCGCTGGACCATTCTGTACCATCTTCCAAAACTTCTCCCCACTATCAATAATCTGTTCTTGAAGTTCCTTATCTGCCAATACATCGAAATAAATAAACTCCCAGTTATCCGCCCATAGGATCGCATAGCTACCCCATTGTCTACCAGTTGTCATTAAATAGTGTTGTATCTGCCATATCCAATAATCAGGTATACCCTCTTCCTGTATTTTATAATACATAGGTCTACCAACAGATTTACACTCCAACACGCCAGTACCACGATCATCAGTTGATATTATTTCAGCATCTAAATGGCACATTGCCCACGGATGATCCTTATTAACAATCATACGATTAACACGGCGAATTTTACGCTCTGTGACTTCTACATATTCATCGCGGATTAATTGTTCTAACTTATGTCCTCTGGTCATTACATTAGATTGAACAACTGGGTAGTCGGGTTTTTGGTCGGTTTTATCATACCACAATCTCCGCGCACACCCATACGGCTCTGAATTAAACAGGTTATGGATGTCTGATCCACCCAAACCAGCTTTTCGTTCCTTTAGGAACTCTTCTCTGTTTTGCATTTGTTACTCCTTGTGCGTTCCAAGTAAATTTCCGAGCGCAATATATAAAATGTCGGGTGTAAGCCTCTTTACATTCCCCTCAATACAACGTATTACCATCCTCGCTATGTCACGTTCAACCATGTCTGCTATCATTTTGACAGCATCATCGCTGATCTGGATATTACGTTCATTGAACATTTTTCTGACGCTTGTTTTCTTTACAATCATATATATACCTTATAGTTTCGCGCCAAATATAAAGAGAAATAATGGTTTCTCCTAAAAAAACTTGAGAAATATTTATATAAAGAAATGCTTTATGGTGGAAATTCCATAAACTCGTAGAACCATAATCGTTTATATTTTTGATTATTCTTTGCGGTATGCAAAGCTAAATTAATTCTACTCTTATCCGCAAATGGTACATATGCAATTATGTCTTTAGGTTGATAATACACAGCAACAATATCAATCTTATGATCCCCCTCAATATGTTTATCCAGTTTAACCTCAATGCTGGTTTTACTTTTTAAGGTGTATATAGTTTTAACTTGCACCTTATATATATTGATAGAAGTGTCAACTACCATATCTACTCCTATGTCATCTACTACTGGCATAAATACAGATAAATCTTTTTTTATTAAATCGGTTATAACCCTCTGTTCACCTAAAAATCCTTTTCTTACAGAGGATAGTGTCGTCAAAATAAACTTCTATACTTCTATAGTACGCCTATACCAGCCGTAATAATACTTATATAATGTTGGTTTTCTTTGGCAAAGTTTAGCATAGTACAGAATACGGTAGGCGGCAAGCCTATCTGGTTCAAGTCTTGATCGTTTAACAGCTGCAATAGTCTTTGGTCCAATCTTACCATCAACTAACAGTTTATCCTTTCCTTTTGCGTTTGTCGCTCGTTGTAATACCTTAACTCCATTAGGATAACCAATATTAACAATCATATCCAGATATTGCTCTTGGAGTTTGGCTGGTAACTTGTTTGCTTTTGACGGCTTATAATACTGTTTATAATATATTTTTACTGCTTGGTCGTATGTTAAGTTTTCAACATCAACATCTTTATGCGCCCTTTGGCTTACTCCAAACTTGGTAGTGCCTCCGGGATCGTCTGGATCGCGTGTTAGCCTATCGCCACCCTCTCGCTCTATTATCCGAACAATAAATTCTTTAAACGCTGCATCCACGATATTTTCCCCTTATGTTTATTTTCTCGATAATCTTGTAATATTTTAACATCACCTTTCATTTCCACATAATGCCCAAAATTCTTTTCCATTAAATCTAATCTACGCGCAATAGCCTGAACAGAATTGTTTAAGTTTTTTATACCCCGGATCAAATCATGCTTGCTAATCGTCTTTGATTTTCTCACAGAACTTTTCTCCAAGTTTTTGTGTATTTATTGAGGGTATAACCTTGCCTTGTCATTACTCTTTCAGTTGTTGTTTTTGAATGTTTAGTTCTTTCCCCTTTTGACATATCATCCCAACACTT